TTGGGAGTCCACACCCGAACAATCCAAAAATGGCACACTGAAGGATTTCCAATCGAAGGCACAGATGGCAAGGAAAACGTCTATGATTTGCCGCAATGCGTTGAATGGTACGTCAAACGACGAGTTGGCAATGACCTCCAGTATGAAAAAACCAGACTGACAAAAGCGCAGGCCAACAAAACCGAACTTGAAGGAAAATTGCTTGAGCGTGAGCTGCTGCGAGCCGATAACGTCAAAAACGTTTGGGTTTCGCAAATCATCGCGTTTCGTTCTCGCGTTCTTGCCATGCCCACTAAGCTTGCACCGGACATTTTGCAAGCAACCTCTCTGACAGAAGCCAAAGGTATCATTGCAGATGCCTTGGAAGAAGCTTTGAAAGAATTCAAAGACGTGCCACTGGATGCTTACGCTTAATGAGCGCACTTCTTCAGCAAGTTCTTCAAGAATCTCTTCAGTATTTTGAACCTCCTCCCAAGCTAACCATTAGCGAATGGGCTGATGAATACCGCAAGCTTTCAGGTGAGGCTTCAGCCGAGCAAGGCCAGTGGCGAACCGAGCGAGCCGAGTTTCAGCGCGGCATCATGGACGCAATCTCTGACCCACTGATTCACACGGTGGTTCTCATGTCTTCAGCTCAGTGTGGCAAATCTGAAATCCTGCTGAATACTTTGGGTTATTTTATTCATTTTGACCCAAGTCCAATTCTTTTTTTGCAGCCTACGGTTGACGCTGCCGAAGGATTCAGCAAGGAACGAATCTTTCCAATGCTGCGAGATACGCCAGAACTCAAGCAACTGACGATTGACGGCAAAGGCAACCAAAGAGACACGATTCTACAAAAACGTTTTGCTGGTGGTCAGTTGACACTCGTTGGGGCAAATTCAGCAACAGGCTTATCATCTAGGCCCATTCGTATTTTGCTTTGTGACGAAACAGACCGATACCCATACACGGCAAAAATTGACGGTGATCCGTTGCGGCTGGCAATGAAAAGAACGTCAACGTATTGGAATCGAAAAATCGTGTTAGTTTCAACTCCAACCGTCAAAGGCGTTTCAGTGATTGAGCGTTGGTTTGAGGAATCAGACCAACGATTTTATTTTGTGAAGTGTCCGCATTGTCAGCATGAGCAGACCTTGCAATGGAATTCGGTTCGCTGGACAGGCGACGGATCTGACGCAAAGCTACATTGTGAAAAATGCGAAACAGGCTGGACCGAAGGCGAGCGACTAAGAGCAGTTCGCGCAGGAAGCTGGAAAGCAAAACGTCATTGCAACGGCATTGCCGGATTTCGATTAAATGCGTTGTATTCGCCTTGGACTAGGCTTGCTGAAATGGCGCAAGAGTTTTTGCAGTGTCAGAATTCGGCACAGCAGCTTCAGACCTTTGTCAATTTGTCATTAGGCGAAACATGGGAAGACCAAGGCGAAACGATTGACGAACACGGACTTTACAACAGGCGAGAAGTCTACAAAGCACCAGCGCCAGCAGAAGTTTTGGTGATTACGGCAGGAGTGGACGTTCAGGATGACCGATTAGAAGTGACTTTCTTAGGAACAGGCAAAGACAACGAAGGATTTATTCTTGACCATCAGATTTTGCATTCAGATCCGGCAGCGCCACAAACTTGGATTCAACTCGATAAACTTCTCAAAGAACGCTGGCGTTGTGCCGATGGTCATGAGTTGCCAGTGCAAGCGGCTTGTATCGACTCAGGTGGACACTACACCCAAGCGGTTTATGAATTTGTCAGAAGCAGAACCACTTCGAGAATCTATGCAATCAAAGGCGTGGGAGGTGAAGGCAAGCCACCAATCGGCAGGCCAAGCCGCAACAATTCCGGCAGAATCAAATTGTTTCCGGTTGGGGTGGATACGATCAAACAAGCGATTTTTGGCAGGCTAAGAATATCAAGCGGACCCGAAGCGCTAAGATTTCCAAAACACTTGGATGAAGAATACTTTGCTCAACTCACGGCTGAGAAGATTGTCACCAAGTACCACAAAGGCTTTCCAAGACGCGAATGGATCAAGATTCGACCAAGAAACGAAGCCTTGGATTGTTTAGTTTATAGTTTAGCAGCACTTAGTTCGCTAAATATTCGGGATTGGAAAAGACTACAAAGAACTGCTAAAGTAGTTGAAACTGTTGAAGAAAGCGTTGCCCAACCTGAACCTCAACCACAACGAAGAACTTTGAAACCTGCGCGAAGACCACAATCTTGGATTCAAAGGTTTTAGTATGCGAAACCGAAGGAACCGATATTTGACACCAAAGCAGTTGGCTGCTGAGTTGGACGTCAGCGAGCGAACAGCCTACCGATTCTGTGAATCCGGCTTAGTTCCGGCTTATAAAGTTGGTGGAAGCTGGAGAATCGAAAGCCAAACCAGTTACTTAGATTCATTTGCAAAATTAAATTGAGGAACATGAGAGGAAGAAAACCAAAACCAGCAGAGAATTTGCCTGACTCAACCAGAAGGCTATTAGAAATCATTGAATCATTAGGAATTTCGCGTTCTGAGTTTGCCGAGAAGGTAGGCACGACACCTTCAGGATTAAGCAGCATATTGGTTAGAGGTACAGAGGTAAATCCAAGGCTAGCTAAAGCCATTGAGTTGGAGTTTGGAATTTCTCAAAATTGGCTACTTTGGGGCAATGAAGAAGATCAGCCTCATGCAATCACACCAAAAGCAATGCGTTGTCATTCTTGTCGTTTTTGGGATTCGGCAACATTCACAGCAAAAGACTTACCTGAAAATGTTGATGAATTTGGATATTGCCGCAGAAATGCGCCTATGCCGTTAATGTTCAAGCAAAGTGACCAAGACAAGCCACTTGAAATGAAGATTCATTGGCCTGTTACAGAAAACACTGACTTTTGTGGAGAGTGGAAATCTTAAACTGATTTTTAAATTCTGCCAATTCTGCCAATTCTGCCAATCCTGCCCACAAGCTTGAAGTTCTGCGCTAACAATAGCGCATGGCAACCAATCAATTCGACCGCGCAAACTACCCCACAATTGAACCTGACCGTCTCGTAGCTGGTGAACGCTGGCTTTGGCGCAAAAACGATCTCGCTTCAGACTATCCCCCAGATTCGTATTCTCTGGAATATATCGCTCGCTCACATGGTGGCTCTTCAACTGAGTTTAAGATTCAGGCCACAGAAGCAGACAGCACCTACTTCATCGAAGTCTCTTCCAGCACCACACAAACCTACCCACAAGGCCACGTTCACTGGCAAGCTTGGATAACTCGCACCTCTGATTCAGAAAAAATCAAAGTCCTAGAAGGACACTGGGAAATTTCTTATGACTATGACGTCAACCACGACCCCAGAACTCACGCTGAAATCATGCGTGACAAGATTGAATCCCTATTGGAAGGCCGCGCAGACAATGACGTTGAAGAGTATTCGATTGGGAACCGCAGCCTGACGAAGCTTTCAATTCAAGACCTGATGAAGTGGCGCGACTACTACAGACAAGAGGTTGCTAAAGAAAATCAGCAAGCTAGAGCAAGAGCAGGGAAACGTCCTGGCAATCTGGTGAAGGTTGAGTTCAGGAGGGCAGGATGATCGCTGAAGCAATGTGGTGGCTCACTGACCGAGTCCACAGACAAGCACCAGAGAATCCAAGTCCAAAGCAGACAAAACGTCGATATGATGGCGCGGCTGGTTCGAGATTCCTGGCGGATTTTGTTGGTTCAACCACAAGCTCAGACGCAGAACTTCAATATTCGCTTAGACGCCTACGAGACAGAGCCAGAGAACTTTGCCGCAATGACGATTACGCCAGGCGCTACCTGCAACTGATGTCAAGCAATGTAGTTGGCGAGCATGGCTTCACGCTTCAGTCTCGCGCCAGAAACTTAAATGAGCCGAATGTCGGGCAACTTGACGCTGCTGGCAATGAAATCATTGAAAGAGCATTTCGACGCTGGGGAAAATCCTGTTCAGCAAATCAGCGTCAATCTTGGCTAGATATTCAGCGATTGGTCATTCAAGGACTTTGTCGCGATGGCGAGATTCTGATTCGTTTTGTTCGTGGCAAACGTTGGCGTGACGGACTCGCTCTTCAAGTGCTAGAGCCGGATTACCTCGACGAAGAATACTTTACGACTGAACCAAAAGGCAGAAGAGTGGTGATGGGTGTTGAACTTGACGAGTTCGACGCACCGCAAGCGTACTATTTGAAATTAGGCCAAGGCCATCCGTTCGATACCTTTGGACAACGAAGAAGCGACAAGCGGACAAGAGTTCCGGCTGAAGACATTCTGCACATTTATTTGCCAGACCGAGCGCAACAGACGAGAGGCGTTTCTTGGTTTGCGTCAGCCATGACGCGAATGAGAATCCTTTCAGGCTATGAAGAAGCTGAACTGATTGCAGCTCGAACCGCAGCCGCAAAAATGGGCTTCTTAGTTTCGCCTGATGGTGAAGGTTTCATTGGAGACGAAAGCGCAGACGGCAACCAGATCATGTCAGGCGAACCTGGTTCAATTCAACAGCTTCCGGCTGGAATGCAGTTTCAAGAATGGAATCCTAGCCATCCAACCAGTGCTTACGCTGAATTTCACAAAGGTGTTCTTCGAGGCATTGCCAGTGGACTTGGCATTTCTTACACAAGTCTCAGCAACAACCTCGAAGGCGTCAGCTACTCATCCATCCGGCAAGGCGCACTAGAAGAACGCGATTTATACCGTCAGATTCAAAGCTTTTTGATTCAGCACCTTTGCGAACCTGTTGCTCAAGAGTGGCTGAAAATGTCGATGACTTCCGGCTCAATCCCGATTCCGATTACCAGATACGACAAGTTTTCTAACACACTTGAATTCAGAGGCCGAGGCTTTTCTTGGGTTGATCCAGCAAAAGAAATCAGAGCCGAAGTCGAAGCAGTTAGAAATGGATTCAAAAGCCTTAATGACGTTGCCAGACAATATGGCAGAGACGTCGAAGAGGTGTTTCAGCAAATGCAGGCAGACAAGGAAATGGCGCAAAGGTACGGAATCAATTTGGCGTTTGAACCTCTTGGTTCGCCTCATGGACCTGTTGATCCAGAGGTTGAATAGTGGCAGAAAGCTACAAGCCTACCGAGGGCATGATTTCCGAGGCAAACCGTGGCCTAGAGTGGAGACGAGAATTTGGCAGAGGCGGAACCAGTGTCGGAATCGCCAGAGCAAGAGATATTTCAAACGGCAAGAGCCTACCACTGGCAACCGTGAAGAGAATGAAGTCCTTTTTTGCGAGGCATGAAGTTGACAAAAAAGCCGAAGGATTCAGACCAGGCGAAAAAGGTTATCCATCAAACGGCAGAATCGCTTGGGCTTTGTGGGGCGGGGATGCTGGGAAAAGTTGGAGTGAAAAAATCGTGAATCAAAGCGAGAGAGATATGGACCTAACAAGCATGACCGAAAGACACGTTATTGACGTTGAAGAAACGCAAGACGAGTTCATTGTGGCTTTTGCCAAAGCTCAAGAAGTCGCAGAAGAGCCGGAAGAGCGAGAAGTTGAACAAGTCGAAAAGCGAGACTTACCAGTTCAGACCCAATACCGAACCGGAAGCGTTCGCATGATGGATGACGAGTCTGACCGAAGAGTGATGATGAGCATTTCGTCAACGAATCCGGTTGAACGTGAATTCGGCTATGAAGTTCTCGAACACAATGCCGGAAGCGTTGACATGGAATTTATGTCTTCAGGCAAAGCACCTCTGTTGTTGGACCATGACGCAAGACAGCAAATTGGAGTGGTTGAAAAGGCGTATATGGATAACGACAAGCTTCGAGCGCAAGTCCGGTTCAGCAAAAACGGTTTGGCGGAGGAAGTTTATCGTGACGTAGTTGACGGAATCAGAGGCAACGTTTCAATCGGATACCAGATACAAGGAATGACGAAAGACGAGAACGGCTACAAAGACAAACCGC